GATGTGGTCATCGTAGATATTGATGGCACGTTGCTTGTCGGTGGACAAGGTATCCAAAAGAATGTGGATTATGTGAACGCTCTTTATGAGAAGTTCTTTATCTATATCGTGACTGGTCGCGGTGAAGATGAGCAAGATAAGACAGTTGCACAGTTGGCTGAGGCTGGAGTCAAATACGATGACATCGAGTTCAACGAGGATTTAAGCATCCCAACCCCTGAATACAAAGGCAACAAGGCTGCGGACATTCTGTCTGAGCAGACTGTGGTTTTGGCAATAGATAATGATCCTGCTGCACGTCGAGCATATTTTGATTTAGGTATCAAAACCCTTGACCCGAAGCGAATCAAAACTGGCGATATGCCTGTGTTGCGTGAAGCACCAGCGTTCCATCGTCAGCGTGAACAGGACTTTGGTAATGTTTCTCATATGACTGAACAGGTTGAAACACGCAGAGTTACCGTATCCGATTTTGAGTTGCGGGCTAACGAGTCCGGTGACGGTATGTCGTTCACAGGTTATGCAGCTGTATTCAACTCACCATCCGAACCATTACCGTTCATTGAAACTATTGCGCCTGGTGCATTCGCACGTTCATTGAAGGCACGAAACAATATCCGAATGTACATGAACCATGACTCGTCAATGTTGTTGGCAACGACCCGCGCAAAGACTTTGCGCTTGCAGGAAGACTCGAAGGGTTTGTTGGCTTCGGCTGATTTGCCTGAAACTTCGGTTGGCAAAGACCTATCAATTTTGATGAAGCGTGGTGACGTGACCTCGATGTCGTTCGGGTTTACTGTTCCTTCTGGTGGTGACCGTTGGTCTGAAGATGGGATGAGCCGTGAGTTGCGTCAAATCAAACTGTTTGAAGTTTCTGTTGTGACAGGGTTCCCAGCGTATTCAGCAACATCTGCACAGGTTCGTTCATTTGATGCACTTGCTACTCGCACGGGTGTTGATGCTGATCGTCTTGCTGACGCAATCTTGGTATTGGAATCAGGGCAAACTTTGTCAGCAGATCAGGGTGCGTTGTTGCGTGAAACTGTTGCGAAGTTGGAACCAACACCAACTGCACCTCCTGCGACAGTTGGCCTGATGGCTAAGCATCTTGAACTAATCAAGAATTTCTAGTACTCTTTTAGTACTGCGTCCAACGCGAGGAGCCTCCTTGGATGTTGCTGTGTACGGAGCCGTACCAGGTTTAAGTTAAATCCCTGCGTATCCAAACACTCAACATTCATCCCTACGGGGAGAAGGAAACATCATGAAAGAATATATTGACCGTCAGGTTGAGATTCGCAATCGTGCATGGGAAGAAGCCAAGTCAATCTTGGACAAAGCCACCGCAGAAAAGCGTGACCTCTCAGCAGAAGAAAACCAAACCTATGAGCGAATCTCTAAGGAACTGGACGAGCGCGCACAGACCATCGCAAAACTTCGTGAAGACGAAGCTCGCGAACTCCGCCTCGATGCAGCAACCCGCGACATCGCATCACAGGCACGTCCACAAGAATCAACTGCACCAGTTGCAGATGATGCCTCATTCATCCGTTCACTTATATCGGGTGAGCGTCGTTCACACACGTTTGAGCGTCGTGACATCACTAAGGGTTCAGCAGGCTCACCTGTACCAACCTCGTTCTACAATCAAGTAATTGCACAGGCTCGTCTTGTTGCACCGATCTTGCAAGTAGCAACTGTGTTGAACACAGCTGGTGGCGAGAACCTTCAAATCCCTTCGCAAGCAAGCTGGTCAACAGCTTCATTGCCAGGTGAAGGAACCGCAATCAGCGAATCCGATCCACAGTTCAACTCGTTCATCACCTTGAATGCTTACAAGTATGCATTCTTGACACAGTTGACAACTGAACTCATTGAAGACTCTGGTGTTGACATCCTCGGCTTCTTGGCAGAACAGACTGGTAACGCTCTTGGTTACGCAATCGGTTCGGCTTTGACAGTCGGTTCAGGAACCAACCAACCTAAGGGACTGGTCACAGCTTCGGCGGTGGGCGGAACTGCAGGCACAGCCACAGCATTTACCGCAGATGAACTTATTTCATTGATGTACTCGGCTGATGGCGCTGTACGCGCCCTGCCTGGTACCGGCTGGATGATGAACGGCAAGTCAATTGGTGCAGTACGACGTCTCAAGGACACCGCGGGCAATTACGTATTTCAGCCTGCATTGTCAATGGAAACACCTGACATGTTGTTGGGTCGTCCTATTTATGAGAATCCGTCAATGGTTGATGTTGCCACTGGTACAAAATCGGTTGTATTCGGTCACTTCCCTTCCTATTACGTTCGCGTAGCTGGCGGTGGTTTGAAACTGGATCGAAGCGATGAGTACGCATTCAATGCGGGCTTAGTCACTTTTAGGGCGACGATGAGAATTGACGGGAATCTCCCACAATCAAGTCACATCCGCCATCTCCTACAACCATAATTGGTTTGAGGTAGTGCAACTGACAGCAATGTCGGTGTAAGTTTGAGGGTAGGTCGAACACGCAGGGCGACCTACCCTCATTTCTTTTTATACCCTGCGACCTGCGAAGGAGAGAATGGTGGGCAATGCTCGTAATAATCAAAAACACTCCGGTCGAGTTACCAGAGCTGGAAGCAGAGATATTGCTCCGATGGGGAGTAGCCAACTTGCCAGAGCGGGCAGATTTGCCAATTCAGACGCGCTTCGAATCCTCTGGTACAGCAATGCTCCCTTTGCGCCAACAGGCTACGGAACCCAAACATCGCAAGTCGTCCAAAGGCTCACCAAACAAAAACACGAAGTAGCAATCCATGCGATGTACGGGATCGAGGGCATGGCCTCTATTTGGAATGGCATAAAACTTTATCCACGAGGGATGTCACCATATTCCGATGATGTGCTGGTTGCGCATTGGATGGATTGGGCTAATGGCAATCGTGATATTCCTGCGTTGTTGATGACGTTGTTTGATGTGTGGGTGTTGAAGTCTCAGTCGTTGGATCAGGTACCAAACATTGCTTCGTGGGTTCCGATTGACCATGCGCCTTGTCCACCAGATGTGGTTGCTTGGTGTAAGCGTCCGAATGTGAAGCCGATTGCTATGTCTAAGTTTGGTTTGGACATGTTGCAGAACGCGGGTGTTGATGCGATGTATGCGCCTCATGCCTTTGAGAAGGTGTTTGTTCCTACACCAAAGTTGTCGAATACTCGTGGTGAGTTCACGGGCAGACAACTCATGGAAGTTGATGAGGACAGGTTTGTTGTGATGATGAACGCTGCGAACAAAGGTCAGAACCCTTCACGCAAATCTTTTGGTGAGAACATTCTGGCGTTCGCTATCTTCGCTCAAGACCGTCCTGATGCTTTGTTGTATCTGCACACAGAGCGTGATGGTGCGATGGGTGGTATCAATCTTGTTCATCTGCTTGATGCGTGTGGTGTGAAGCCTGAGCAGTACAAGATTGTTGACCCATATGCCTATCGGACTGGTTTCCCTCAGCAAGCGTTGGCTGCGTTGTACACGGCTTCGGATGTGTTGCTGGCTTGCAGTATGGGAGAGGGTTTCGGAATCCCTGTCATCGAGGCTCAGGCCTGCGGTACCAGGGTCATCGTTTCTGACTACACGGCACAACCTGAATTGGTTGCACCTGGGGCTGGGTGGGCTGTGGCAATTCAACCGTTCTGGGATAGCCATCAGAAGTCTTGGTTCTGCACCCCGCAGGTGCCGTCCATCGTGGAGGCTCTGATTGAGGCCTACGAAGCCCCTAGAGGCGTGTGCAAGGAGGCTGTGGACTTTGCCAGCCAGTACGAGGCTGATGCCGTGTTTGACAGTCATTGGAAGCCAATCATGAAGGAGTTGTCGGAATGGTGCCAGTCATCATCGTCCCCGTCCTAAACAGGTATGACCTCCTAGACCGTTGCTTGCAATCCATTGACTATCCGGTGGAGACATTGATTGTCATTGATAACGGTGGGCAGTCCACGTTGCATGACTGGCCTTGGGTGATTGACCGTCGCCATGTCAAGAACTATCACGTCTGGTCTATGCCAACGAACCTTGGTGTTGCGCCATCATGGAACCTCGGTATCAAAGCAACCCCTCACGCTGACGGCTGGATAATCCTGAACTCGGATGCGTACTTTGAGCCAGGGCAACTAGAAGTTTTCTACAAAGACTGCAACCCTGACTCGATCACGTTGACTGAGGCGATGCCTGGGTGGTCGTGCGCGTGTATTGGTGCGAATGTCGTGGCAAAGGTTGGGCTGTTCTCGGAGTGTTATGT